AGCTTTAGTTTCAGTTTCAATTCTATCCCGTCTATTCGTTCACCAAACTTATGCTCTGTATTCCCCAATCCTGCAACGTAACGACCCCAATCAGGACGATCCGTTTTATCATGTTCGATACCCTTTGACATATCAGTATAAAATAAACCGCTTTTACGCATGGTTTCTATTAAACTTTGCCACATAGGATATAAGAAAGGTTCGAAAACGTCTGTATATCGGTCTTCATAGTCAGTCTTAATTCCCGAAGGGTACATAATCCAAAGCGTTAATTCCGTTTCGTTATAAAATGCCGTTGAATCAAACTTTTCTGTATAGTTGTGAATCAATGCAAACAAAGGGAATCTCCTATCCTTTAAAGTCGGTGCATTTGCCAAACGCTGTAAACGATTGTTTATTTCATTTGGTGTGCCATGCAGAAACGTATAATACAACTGAACACCACCATTATTAGTCCTCATTTGAGCGTCAATCTTATCCCAAGAATCTGAAACAACACTTGCTATAATTTGAGGTATTAATATGATTTCGTTAGCTGCCATTTATAGTCCGAAAGGATTTTGTTTTACGAATAGTTTTTGATTAGGCTCTAGGTCGCTAAAGTTAACTGGGTATCGGATAGGCTCAAATACAAAACCAATGTAATCAGGGTAGTCAGTTTTATTCACCGTAATATAATCGTGCATAACCCATAAAGAGTCCACCATTTTATTCCAAGCGTTAACCATTTTAGAAGCTGGTGCAACTTTAACTGAATTTTCAGCTTGTGCTACTACCACTCCAGTTCCTACCGTTTGTGTTTGATTTTGATTAAGCCAATGCCAATAACAATAATTAGCTATCGGTGAGCGTAGAAAACCGCCAGAAACATTGTTTACCTCTCCCGTTAAACCTTCATAGCGTCTCCGTCTGCCGTCACTTGCCACATAATCGTCACCTTGTATAAGGGTAGTATAAAGTAAACTAGTGCCGTCAATCGGATCGTTATTAAAGTTTGTATTGTTATAAAGCAAGTCAAAAAACCGATAACCAAACAAATCTGTCAACATTTGTGACTCATTGCGTGTTATTAGTTCTTCAATCGTTGCAACAACGCCAGAAGAGGTTATGTTGGGGATAGAAATATCCCCAACGAAATAACCTGTATCAATGTAACTGTTTTCTAAAGCCATTTACTTACTATTTAAAGTAACCTAATTTCTTGCCATTCTCGGCAGTTGCAGGTGTTACCGTTTTCTTGTCGCCTTTCGCTTTACCGAAATATGGTTTCCCTTTTTCTACTGCTTTTTCCGTAAGCGTTACTTCTACATTTTTCATGTACTTGTTTTGCGCTTCTTCTGTTTGAACTACTACTTTTTTAGCCATTGTTTTTATGTTTTTAGTTGTCATTAAAATTAAGGTGCTGCTGTGATTGCTGTGATAATATCAGAAATATCGTCATACACAAAACATGGAGTGTGATTTGACTTGATAAACATATGAACTCTACGCTCACCTCTTACAGTAACCATATTCTTAGTCCAATCGTCACTATCATAACCGAACTCTGCTCTAAATGCTTCCAAATTACGAACAATTACTTTGCTCATATCACCTACGATAATCTCACCAACCGTAATTTGATTAGATTGTACGATTAAGTAAGGCAACATTTGTACCATCCCGTCAATTACTACATAATATCCTGTTGTTCCTTTTGCAATACCCATATTAGTATAGTCAATCGGATTTAAGAATACATGAGTTGCACGACCGTTATTAGTAACGATTTGCGTAGCTGCTGCTTGAATAGCGTCAAATGTATTAGGAGTTGTAGTCAAGATAGTGGTTAAACCGTAAGCAGGTGCTAAAGTTGTAATACCACCTAAGTTCGGTGCAATACCGTCACCAGCTATAATACCTTCGCTAACTTCTAAATTAACCTCATAAGCCAATTCGTTTGTGATTTCAGCAGCGATATAATCTACGTCTGTCAACATTTCTTCTGATACTTTAATGTAAGAAGCTACTTTACGGGCAACACTCTCTGATTCTACAATATCAAAATCAATTTTAGTTTTAGCAGCAGCCTCGCTAATAAATACAGTTGAACCGTCACGATTCTTTTTCTCTGCATAAACAATACGAGAGCTATTTGTAGGTGCTACATTACAGTAAGTTTCAAACAATGGGTCAATACCTAAAATGTCTGTCAATCCAGGCTCAATAGTACGACTTAAAGAATAAGTAGTTGTTCCTACGTTTCCTGTTGTCATATTACCCGCTGCTTTCAACTGTAATTGATTGTTGGGGTTTGAGTGGTCTTTAAACGCTTTCAAAGCCTCCATGTTTTCAGTAAGTTGTGCTTTCAACTGCTCTGTGAAAGTTTTAAACTCTTCTGTTTGTTTCATGGCTTCGATTTCGTTAATCTTATTGCCTTGCTCTTGACCCGCACTTTTAACTGCTTCAAGTTCTTTTTGATTAGCCTCCAAAAGTTCTTTCATTTGGGTTAAAGCTATTTTGTTTTCTTTTGACGTTTCAGCTACTTCCTTCGCTGTGTCAATTTCTTTGGTTAAAGTCTCGATTTTCTTATTCAGACCGTCAACCAATTCTTGGTTTTCTTTTGTTAATTCCATTGAATTATAATTTTATTTGTTTTAAAATATTTGTGAGTTGTTTTTGAGTGTCTATTGACGGCTCGATTATCGAAGTGTTTACGTCATTGTCAACGGCTTCAATTTCTTTGTTATTGTGTAAAGTTGGTGTAATATGATTGCTTCCTAATGGTACTGCTGAACCTTCTATTACTTTTGCTTCGGTTACAGCCCAAAAGTGACCCTCACTCATTGCCAACTCTTTATTTGCTATTTGATCGTAGTATTTATCCCATACCGCTTTCTCTTCTTTTGCCCAATCTTCTTTACTATTTACCGCTAATTCCATTTTGACATATCTCATACCTACACTATGGTTATTAACGTGCGCACCTTTATATTGACTGAACATATAAGGATTTCTATTAGCTTTTACCGTACTATTAAATACTAAGGCTTGTGTACTTCCCTCGTAATCATAGCCTAATGATTTCCATGTCATTGTTTTGGTAGTCGCTTCTAAATCAGCACCGTCTGAAATAATCTTATCAAACTTCATTTGGTGTTCTTGCAAGTGCATGATTGATTTATTCTCTTTTAGGCTCTTTTTCCATATTCCAGGGAAATGCACGTCACCGTGACTATCCATTAAATTAGTCGTATTGATAACGGCAGTAACCTTTAATTCCGTTACGTCCTCTGTAATCGGTGTATTTGCCTTTAAAGCAGTATCTTTAGTACCTAATAAGCTATGTGTGCCAATACCGTCAGCACACTTCATTACAGCTTTCTTTTGAGAGATTATGCTGTTTTTATTAGCTATCAACTCCTTAAACTTATCTTCTAAGCTATCAAAAGTTTTATTCAATTCCTTGCAATACATAATTTATCCTTTTGTTACCAAGCCTTTTAATAGCTTTTTTTTCTTAGCTATCAACGCTTGTATTTCTTTTTTAGTTAATTTCTTAGGCTTCTCCTTCTTGTCCATTTTCTAATGTTTTTAACCATTCTGTATAGTATAAATCACCGCCCTCAATAGGCTCTTTGTCTTGTTCCTCTAATATTTGGTTTCTCGTCATTAAATCTGACTTCCAATATTTTTCATAAGCATAACTCCAATCTTTCGCTGCCCTCGCCTTTTCCGCTTCGTCTTCTTGCATAGCAGGTACATGAGAATAATCAGAATCTAATCTTACATTCATTTCCATACCTTTAAACAGCATTTCTGTAAATTGAGTATAAAAGTGCATAGCCTCTGGGATAATAGTCATATCGTAAAGGTCTTTACTAGCTTGATTAGCGTTTTCGTAAGTACTTGAACTTCCAATACCTAACAAGTCTGTTGGATAGCCTAATTTATCTGCTATGACTTTTGTGTTCTCCTCGTTCTGCTCACTCAACATTAAATCTTTGATTGCCATACCCATTTGCTGATAATCAAGATTCATGGAAGTAATAATTACTTTAAATTGGTCTTTCCCTAAACCATATTTACGAGAATAATCCCTTTGAAGTTGCTCTATGTCGTCATTCCCTACCCTTGCGTGACCGATTCCAGGTATTTCACCTTTATTAGATAAAATGCCCATTGCGCCATTATTTTTGATAAGACTACCCGAAGCCTCATAAGATAGAATAATGTTCGAAATTGGGTACTCTAAACCGCATAGAGGGCTATCAGGGAGATTAATATTACCCGTATAACAAGCGTTTAAGTGCGTAAACATATAAACGTCCTCTTTTCTGATAGGATATAACCGACCATTTATATTAAATTCTATCTTTTTAATACGATTTTGCTTCGTTGTTAGATAGTATGGGTTTTCATTCCAATTTATATTTAAATTATCGTTAGGTAACACCCACATTCCACTAATACTTGCTAAGTCTTTCTCATAGCCATAAGGTTTAGTCTTTAGCACTATTGCATAGCCGTAAATGTGTAAATATGTGTATAACTGACTTTCAAACTGTGTTTGTGTCTGCAATGGGTTAGGATTTTCCAATAATTCGTACCAAGAACCCATGTTTTTAGCCTCTTCACCCGTATCTCGATCTACTATTCTTACTTCGCCATTGGTGAAAGCATTGGTTTTACGTCCTATTATACTCGATAATGGAGGGCATTTTCTGTAATCTTCTAAAAAATTGTTCTTCTTACCGAAAGAATAAGTATAACCACCACCTATCAACTGAAATGTATCAGTTAAACCGCTACTAGTCAACGGACTACCAACGGGGGTGGACTTGATTATTCCTAATCCTTGTAAGCCTTTTGTGAATATATTAGCCAATTTTAGAGCATTTGGTAGTACCAAAGATACTTACTGCGTAATTACATTATGTAGTGAATGTGGAAAAGTTATTAACTTGTTTTATGTATTGAAATATCCTATCTTATCTAATTCGTCTATTTCTTCTTTGAAAGTGTCTAAGATATTATCTAAATCGCTTTTTGTTCCACCTCTTTTCTTTGAGTAGTAGTAGTCTTTTTTAGGAATAGCACCCAAATCATTTTTATCTTTCTTCTTACCAGTAGAATCTACATACTCACCTATTGTAGTGGGTGTAAATAGCTTATTAGTACCGACTATTTTAACTCCTGCGTTAGTTGTTTGCCAAACCATACAAAGTAGCCGTATTTCGTCCTCTGTGCCGTTATTAAGGAATAAAACTTGTGTTTCTACTATTCTTTCCTTATTAGTATTGGGGTCTTTTGATATATCTTGTATCATGGTATAAAATTATATGGTTTTGGCTCGTGTACTTTCATTGGTAAATTATATAACCAATAATAATCGGTGTTTTCAAGGCTTATCATTTCTTCCAATGATACTACCCAATTATCGTTAATATCTTGAACACAATTAAATATTGAATCTGGTGCGTATTCCTCACCATGAATCAAATCTTTTTGCGCTTCTGTTAATTCTATTACTATCATTATCTACTTAGTGCTGTGTTAAAATTATTAATTGCTGTTGATAAATCTGAAACTTCTGTATCTGACATACCTGTAAAAATACCCGAACCATTACATACTGCCGAATTATAACCGTCATAAATACTTGAAGCAAAATTACGAATAGCACTTATGGCAATAGGCTCGTCAAAATCAGAGAATGTGTACCCACCTGGCATAGCAGCACCAGTATTAGTAGAACCCACTTGCGAACCACCCTTATAAACTTTATGTACATTACTTGCCGTTCTTGAATTTATAAAAACGTCATCACCACTTGCCACCGTTCCACTTGTACGACCTGTACTATAATTGTGCATATCGCTATACAAAACCCCGCCAAACCTAATGTAAAGCGTCATACTTGGAATACTTGCGTTCCCTTGCGTTCCCATATTAGGTTTATTGATAGAAGCGGAAGTACCCGAAGAATAAACCATTGATACCGAATTTTCTGTTAAATGTGTATTAGGTATCACAAATGTATTTAAAGCACCCGTAGTACCATTACCTTGCGCTCCATTAGTGTTATGGGTCCAACCACCAACAAACACACCTCTAAATGCTGCGTCTAAATCTCTTGGGTCAAATAAATTCCACTTATGAGCAGAAGCACTACCACCAACCATAGGATAATAAGCAATCCCCTTAGCCCAAACACCCGCACTTTTCATTGCTAAGACTAAATCATTAATAGCTATCTCTTGTGCTGTTGTTAGCGTTCCAACGGCAGTAATAAATGCTTGTGCGTCAGGGTCATAGCCACCACTATCTCTACTACTTGCTAATATACCAGTTATCCTACTTATCATGCTAAATCCCCCCATAGATACCACTCATCCGTACCTCTTTTTTGAATTGTTGCACCAGAGTATTGCGATGCTAAACCTGTTAAACCTCCCGCACTTCTTATAGTTACTCCACTTCCTGCTGATATATTTAATCCACCAGCACCATATTGAGAGAACATTATTTGCGTTCCTACTGGAAATGCCACAGAACTATTAGGAGGTACAGTAATATCACACAACGTTGCATTGGTACTCTCCACTAACTTAAAAGCGTCTGCCAATACCAAAGTATAAGTAGTTCCGCTTTGGCTATTGGTTTGTACATTTAAAATCTCGTCTATTGTAACCTTCTTTAACGTACCACCGTCATTAACTAATAACTCCTCGCCACCGTCAGGGGTACTCTTTGCCGTCTTACCACTTATCATAGTAGATTGAGCAGTCAAAGCAGTAGAACCCGTTACGTCGCCCGTATGCGTAGCGTTGCTAACCTTCGCATTGTTGGTAGCTATATCACCTAAGTCTACATTATTGTCAGGCATAGTGATAGTCCTTGTCGTAGCAGTTGCAATACCACTTGCTTGAAAAGCTATCTCCTTACTATCGTCACCTTCGTCAAAAACTCTAAAGACATTATCTGCAAATTCGACAGCACCCGTAGCACCACCACCAGCAGCAACACTTGGGAATAAACCTCGTAAATCTTCATTCTGAATAATCGTATATGTGCCAGCATTTTCTTGTACCGTCAGCCTTGCTATCAAAAAGCCGACTCCCCTAAAATCACTTGGGATATTATAAACCGCCGTCTTATCATCGTCATTTGTGGCTCTACTAGCATTGTCATTAGCGTATGCGCCGTCAGGAACGTTCACCATTAACTTACAGTCACCGCTAGTTTCATTTACAACACCCCAAATAACTAAATTATAAAAATCTGTACTAGAACCACCTAAAACAGTACCATTAGCGTCTTTAGGAATACTTGTTAAAGTTAAATCACCTACACGATTATAAGCCGTATCAGGATCATTCACTACATAAATATCACTTCCCGTAGAAGTATCAAAAGCTGGGAAGGTGTGACTGTGTAATTGTAAGACGCTACCACTACTCGTAGCTATATCAAAGGTACTAGCACCAACACTAGGCGTTAAAGCTGCTCCACTCTCCCATGTAGCGGGCTGCTGCCGTATCCAATAATTTAAATGACCAGAATGCCCATTATCATTACCCCCTATTAAATGGTCACTCCAAGCGTGTACCTTATATGCACCATACGTTTGCACACTAGCAGCACTCTGTACTAATGCTGTACCTACTGGGGCATATTCCGCAGTCGGAAAACCCGTTGTACTTGCCGTTAATAAATTAGTACTCTGTAAAATATAAATGTAATTAATCTGTGGAGAAGTGTCACTACCAGCAGTTAAAGCAACACTAGCAATAGGAGTAGCGTCAAATGTACTCTCA